AAGTAACAGTTTACCTTTGCACCTAAGTCAATAGCAGTTCTTATAACGCTTTGAGAAAACTTATCATCTGTCCTTAGAATTGGAAGAAGAATCGTAGGGTTATTTTCCCTGTATTTGTTTATTAATTCACTGACTCCGTCAGAAACATCTATGTCTTTAAAGGAAAATACTGCAATATTCATAAGCCCTCATATTCTAGGAACACGTCGAACATCGACCTGTTGTGGTTTGTTTAGGTACTTTAGCAGAACAAGGGCAACAAACATTGCCGCTGGAACTGTAACAAACATTTTAGTTTGCCATTCAAGTTCCATGGCGTACATTCCACCCACACTTAAAAGGGGTGAAAATATTTTATTGACGGTTGATTTATTTAGTAGTTCAATTGTTGCAACATCAATTAACTCAAGTAAACAAGTAACTGCTGCTCCAACGATAAGTATGGTTAGTAGAAGGTCTGTCATAGGACAGAGCCTACACCGTTAGGTTGGTGTACTCCAATCCGTCGTAGGACAGTATTCTCCAAAAGGTATTAGGAGGCATGTAATCTCCAATAGTAAGTGCTAGTCTTGGAATCTTAAATGGTTTACCAACATAAAGGCTAGTGTGAGAGTTGTGAGCAACGCCTTCCCATACGGCTCCAAAATTTGTTGGAAGGGTGCCGTCAAAGTAGTCTGACGCAGATATGCCTTTTTCAAACTGAATACTGTCTAGGTAATAAGTTCCTGTGTTTCCATAGAACTGTAGTTCTAGTGTAGAAATATCGGGATAACCAACAGTAGTTACACTAAACCTTGACCAGTCTGCGACTGTTCCAATGCTTAGTACTGTCTCTCCCAATGAGTTACTTAAGTTATCTTTAGCAATAAGTTTTACAACTAAATTAGCGCTACTTTTTATATATCCAGATGCCGTATAGTATTTTCCTTCTTCTGCTGTAAACGTGTTTGAAGTGTATGTCCAACTTCCGCTAGCAGTTATTTTTGCGCTATTAGTACCAGTGTAAACTCCATCAGGAATATCAGAATCTTGTGCCGCTGTTGCTGTTCCACTTAACGTCCAACTGTCAGTTACGTTTACTTCAAAAGAAGGATTATTTATGTAGTTTGTTTTATTAGGGCTTAAGAAAACATCAATTGAACGGGCTTCTTGATAAGAGGTATCATCTGTGTTTAATCCTTTTTCTGCATACACCTGGTCAACGTAATAAACTCCAGATGCACTAAACGTTATTTTTAAAGAAGCAAAAACAGCACCGACTGGAGAAGTTGTATTTTCCCAAGAAGTTTGCCAAGTGTTGTTTGCTGATACAGATGCAAGAACAAAATCAGAACCTAGTGTTTCTCCTTGTCCGTCATACCAAACAACAGTCATCTGTGTATTGCCAGCGCTGGTAGGAGATTTTATTTTGTAACTAAATGTGTAGTCAGTATCTTCTGTTACAGGAATTCCCTTATGAATTGTGTCATCTGCTCCAAGAGTAATGTAGGAAGAATTAACAGAAGTTACCTTACCTGAGTATTCAGTGTCGATTACATAGTCTGTAATCACTGGAACTTGTAGCGTACTTTCTTCTAACGTGCAAGAATTTACTTGCCAATTACCGATAGATTTATAGAAAGTACTGTCTTGTACAGTTAACAAGCAATTTGTAGATAGAGAAACTGTTGGAGCATAACCAGTTAAAGATTCTGAGTATGTTTCGATTCCGCTCTTTAATCCTTTGTGAGAATACAAGTACAATGATTCACGTAAAAGTATTTTCTGACTTTTTAAAGGAAGATTAGGTTCTGGAATAAGTCCATTGCTTAAATATTGCACAGGAAGTAATAAAGAAGGGGAAATATCTGCGTTATGGGTAGGACGAAGTAATTCCACCTCTGTTAAAAACTGTTCGTAAGTAAAAGAAATACCTTGCATAAAACCATATAAAGCAGTTGTTTCATCAACAACCCCTAGAGGACTTTGAATGTTGCTTGTAAAAACTCTAGGCAATATATCTAAAATTCTTTTTTGAGAGTTGTTATTAGTTGGAACTATATCTAAAGTGTCTCCTGCACGAACCCAAACATTTGAATCAGTAAACAAAAACATAGAATAATAAATAGGTCTTCCACTTACAATACCTATTGATTCTGGGTTATCTTCTCCATCAATAAAATCAGACCTTGAAATGTTTCCTTGAGAAGTAGTTTCTTGCCAAATAATAATTCCATCTTCTGATGTTTCTGGAAAACCTATTTGGTTTCTTACCAAACGTATTTGAGAAAAATTACCTGTAGGAGAGTTCCAGGTTATATAACATCTACTAAAGTCAAGAACGGTAACTGACATGGGTTCAACGGAGTAAGCCAGTTTTGGAACTGTGCCATATTTAGCAGTGCCATATAAAAAATTACCGTATTTTGCCACGGGCTATGCCCCCATCATCATGAGTGTAAACTCAGTACTTCCACTCCCTGTCGATATTGTAGCCCAAGAAGAGGTTGAACCATCAGTAGTTAAATACTTTCCAGAATTTCCTGTTTGAGAAGGAAGAGCATCTACTGTTCCCCAAGAAGCAGTAGAACCATCTGTTGTTAAGTATTTGCCTGAGTTACCCGTCTGTGAAGGAAGACCAGTAAAAGTTACCCAAGAAAAATCATAGTTAGTTCCAGAATTTTTTTGGAGAACTTGACCAGTTGTACCACCGCTAGGAACTTTTGCTGTGTAGGCATCGTTTAATCCGTATTCAATATTTGCAATTCTGTCTTTTAAAGTGTTCCAGTTAATAGTTACTTGGTCAAAAGAACCAACCCAACCTGAACCTGTTTTTATAGACGTGCCAAGGTTAGCCTCAATAGAGTTAACCTCATCTTGTAGGTCGTTGACATGTGCGGCATAGACTGTGTCAGCAAAGTCAACTTTTGTTACGAAAGACTTTACTGATGAGGGGTATGATGCTGTCACGCTTTATCCTTTCAAACCTATCTGGTTATTTTCCCTTTTTTGCCCTCTAATTTCTGCCTTAACTGCTACGACACCTGGTTCATAGTGACGATTACTGAAGGAATTGCGGGTATACCGCCCCCTCCAGAGGCTGCCAAAATCTTCATCGAAGAGGTATTTGCAGACCATTTCAACTCTAAATAATCATTCTTTTTTAATTTAGTGAAGAAATTCCAAGACGCCACCTGAGAAGGAGCGTTTGTTGTAACATCTACTTTAGTGTTGGTGTTAGCAATTGCTGTTCCATTTTTAGCCAACCAAATTTGAACGGTGTTTCCATTACCTCCTCCACTGTCTCTATACAATTGGCAAGAAAATTGAAGGTTGTAAACCCCATCATATTCCACGGTGAATTTAGAGTTGTTTTTTACCGATATATTCTGAGATAAATCTGTATTACTTACTGTTATAGATTTTGTTGCACCAGAGGTTATTGTCTGAGTAACAGTGCTGTACCAAGAACCATAGGGAAAAACTCCTTGAAGTTTATCTCCAGGTTTAGTACCAAACTCACCTAACCAAAAAGGATATTCAGGGTCTCCACCAAAATATCCAGCATAAACTCCTGTACCTATTGCAGGAGGACGAGCAGTTGAAAATATAGGCCATGCCCAATCCGTAACTTCAACACCAGTTGTTTGTGCTATTTGAAGTTTTAATCGTCGCAGATTTTTAGGGTCTTTGTTATCTTTAATAACTGCCCTAAACAAACCGTTGTGATTGTTTCGGCCTTTCATTTATTAACTACCGCTTACTGTGATGTTTGCTTCTTGGAAGCGGAAAATTTCTCCTGAAGTTCCTTGCAAGTTAAACAAACCAGTGATGGAACCAGTTCCTGACGAAGAACCAGTTGTTGCACCTGCAACTGTTATGGTGTTTCCAGACACTGCAGTTACTGTTGCATCAGTTACGTTATAACCACTAGGGCTAAGACCAGTAATAGTTACTTTACTTCCTACTATCATAGAAGGATTAGTGTTTAAAGTATAAACTTGAGTTGTACCAGTACCAGAAGCAGAGGTTATAGTTAAAGCATCTTTCTTTAAGATAAGAACTTTTACTACTTTAATACCAGGAACTTGCGCCAAAGAAAATTCTATGTCTTGTGGATAAATAGAATCTTGAAAGTTCATTCCTGTGTATCCAAAGTCTGCCAATAGTTTTGTTTTTACGGCTGTTTCAATCTCAGCAGTTGTATATTGAGGTAATTTTGTGTAGTTAATCGAGGTGATTAAATCTACATATTCTGGTGGTTGAACAGTTACTGTTGTTCCTAACAAAATTTTATCTTCTAAATAAGATTCTGTAGCGGCTTTAATTCTGTCGTACTCAACAGTTGTATTGTTTGATTCGTCTAATCCAGGAGCGATGTCTGTATCTGTTGCTGAACGACTTGGAGCAATATAAAGAGTTACAGAGTTCCAAATTGCTGCTGTTGCGTTTGCTTTTCCTACTCCTGTAACAGCAAGCGCTAAGTCTGAGTAGTCTTGCAAAGTAACAGCACGGTTATTTGTTCGCAACGTTAGTGGCGCTGTTCTTCTAATTTCATCTGTAGTTTCTGGGTCAGAACCAGAAATACCAACTGAAGTATTAGTAACTGTAACATCTGCTTGTAAAGCAGTTGTTTGTGCTTCACTTAATCCAGGTACATAACTTATTGTGTCAATAGTGTTTAGAGTAATATTTCCAATAGCACCACCACCAACAATGTATTTGGCTCTTATTTCTGAAAACAAGGTTGGAATAACTCCAGAAATACCGTCACCAAAATTTATGTACACATTATCATTTTCGTCTGTGTATGTGTTAAAAACTAAATCTGTAGGACCATAATCAAGAATATGTTGAACTTGTGTCCACTTAGAGAACACATCACCATCTTGAACGTAGAGTTCAATTGAGCCTTCAACTACAGGGGTTTCTAGTAGTTGAAACACCATGTTAGGAAGACCTGTGGAAACACCGATTAACTCACCATAAGTGTTTGCATTATCGGAAACTAAAGAAACAGAACGTCCGTGATAACCTGTTACTGAACCTACTCCAATAACGTCATCTATTAACTCTTGAACAGATAATTCAGTATCAGTATAAAAATAAACAGTTTGAACTGTATCACCAATAACAACGTCACCAGATACAACGGTTCCTGCAGGGATAGTTACAGGACTATCAGAACTGTTTGAAAACTCTAAAGTTGTAACTGCTTGTCTATATCCAGCAGGAATATAACCATAACTTTGAGAAATATTAAGAATGCTTCTACGTTGTGTTGCTGTTGCAATAAAAGATTCGTTAGCATTTCGGTCAATGTAATAGTTGATTAAATCTCCAAGATACGCAAAGGCTTCTACTAAAGCCACACCAAAGTCTGCTGGGTCTGATGCTGTCCATTCTGGGATACGGTCTTGGATTCGAGCAATTAACTCTTCACGCAAAGCATAAAAATCTTTACTTGTGTAGTCAACTGAAATAGGGATATTAGAAACTGGTGTACTCACAAGTTCTCCTTCACTGCTGGTGTATTTCCGTTAAGGTAAATCAATCCAACTGTAGTAGTAACAATAATTTCGTCGTTAGGTAAAGAATACGTGATGTCTGCGTTAATTGTTCCAGTTGATTCATCAAACGATGTATCAACATTTTGAAGAGTCAACAAAGGAAGTTGCAAGTTAAACACTTCTGTTACATTTTGCTTTATTGCTTCAATCGCTGCTTCTTGATTGTCAAAGACAGAGAAAGCAATTTCTCCCCCAAATTCAGGGCGCATAACTCTTTCTCCAATTGTTGTTCCCACAACAGACCTAACTTTATCTGCCCAAATTTTTCTTTGGTCTGTGGAAAAAGAAACAGAACCAAATGGGTTTATAGAAAATGGAAGAGATATGGCTTTTTCCATTAGTGACCTACCCATCTTCTAGGAGTTGTTTTAAACCCAGAGTCAACTGCATTTACCATTATTGTAGAATAAGTAAGTGTAATAGATGGTGGCCTACTAGAACCGCCTGTTGCTAACTCTTCAGCCACATTTCTTACTGGGCTTGTTTTGGCTTTCTCAGGTCTTGTAGCGCTACCCTTATTCATACCCCGTCCATCTGAAATGCACTCAAATTCCACGGTGTATCTACCATCAAACGTGATGAAGTGAACAACTTTTTTTAAAATCCAAAAACCATCAGTATCTTGTCCAGTTCCGTTTATTTCAACAGTTCTATAAGGGGCCATTCTAGGGTCACCTTGACCTGAGCCTTTAGCCGTGTGAACAAACCTTGCAAACTGGGATTGAGCATCAGCAATAACTTTAGCCATTTCTTTGCTACCACTTACTGCTGTGCTAACAGTTTGACTAAACAAAGGTTCTTTTACATCTTTTCTAAGATTTTTTCCTACAGTGCTAGGAGATGAAGATGCCGAATAAAGTTTTCCAGTTACTGGGTCAACACCATAAACGTTCTTTTTTCTTTTTGAACTATCTTGCATGTCTGAATAGTCACCAAGTTTTGCTCTAAACACATCTAGTGTTTGGTCTTTAACCTTTGAGTAAGGAGGCATTGCATCATCAAGGTAAGAAAGGATAGGAATGGTAGTCATAAACTTGTCAATCATTTTGTCTAAGGGATGAAAGAAAAGTTCTGTGCCGTTTATATGCGCTGCGTATCCTACTCTTCCTGCTATCTCTTGAATCTTTTCCCAGTACGTGTGCCCAGATAAAGATAGTTGACTAAAAATCATCTTATGAACAGTGGCGTTTGATTTAAGTTTAAACTTTTTAGCAATATCTAAAATTACTTGCGTAGATGTTTTGTTTACCCAAATCTTAGAACCACCTTCTTTAAAAGACATACCTGTGTTAGTGCATCTAACTATGATGGGTTGGTTTAAAGACTGTACAGTATTTTTACTGACGTCGTAAACATAACCAACCCACTCACCTTTTGCTTTATCGTTTTTCCAAGTAAGTTTTATAGGAGTTCCTGTTTTTAACGCTTTTATGTAAAAAGGACTAAACCTTGGATAATGCAACTCAACAACATCTTGCATACCAAACTGTTGAGTTATGGTTATGTTTTGTGGAGTAACATTAAAACTAGGAAAGTCAGGAAATAAAACTTTGTAAGACGAACCTTGTCTGTTTTGAACTGTTGGATTACTCACGTGGAATCCTAATTAAAGTTCCTGGAGCAATGTTAAACGGGTCTAATACTTCAGGATTGATGTCCATAATTTCCCACCACAACTCAGACTTACCTAAAAACTGCAAAGCAATATCGTCAATTCTGTCTGTTTCTACCCATTCATATACCAGATATGATGTGTAGTAACGTGGAAAGTTTCTAAATACAGTAAGTTGGTATGAACCGTTTCTGGCGTCATATGCCTTGAGGATTGTGCCGTCCGCATACCTGCTATCTAAAAAAATCATATTTACCTTCCATATCCTGGAACTGTGTTTCTTAATTCTGGTAAAGATTTACCTGGAGAAGTAGTTCCTCCAGCAGAATTAATGTTGCTTGGACCGTAGTATTCTGTGTCTGGTCCATCTGCAAATCTGTTACAGGTTAATTTAACTGAGGACAAAATTGGAACCATTCTTGGGTTAAACATAATGTGATTTACAGAAAACTCAGATATACGAACACGATACCGCAATGAGGTTCCTAAATGCAGTTCTACAATGGTAGGACGTAACCATCCTCTATCTGCGGTTTTACCGTTTAACATAGACGTAAAGGTTCCGTCAGGGCCGTTTATAGTTTTAAAAAAATACTCAAGGTCGTACATAGTCCCTTTAGCCCAAATTTCTTTTAAATCTTCTACTTCAACATTTTCTGGGTAAGGATTTTTTGCTGTAGAAGCAGCAGCAATTCCTGCCAAAGTTGTTGTGTCAGTAAACTGAGATATGTTTCCTCCAGATAATCCATTTTCATTTACGTAATCAAAGTCTTTAATTCTGTTTAACAAAATTTCAAAAGTAACAACGCTAGGCATCAAACCAGCAGAAACAACTTGAAACGCATCTTGAGCCATGGCTTCATAAGGAGGAGACATATAGTTAAGAAGACCCCAAGCCATTTGAACAGTCTGTGGATTGTACAAAAACTTAAACCCATATTTTTGTTTGTCAATTTTAAACTTAGTATTTTCTTGAGAACTGCTGGTGAATGCGCTAAGGAACTTTTTATCCATTTGCAAAGTTCCTCTGCCTCCTGTGGTGCCTTTCCAAGCATCACGAGCATCTCCATATTTTCCAGCGTCTACTAAGTTACCATCAAGAATTGTGTTTTCAAGGCTTTGACTTCCAAAGTAAGCCTCACTAACCATAGGTGCGTTGTACTTGTAGTCTTTTGAAAACTTTATCTTTTCTCCTTTAGGAGCATCCTTAGTTGGTCCAGCAGAAGATGAAGAAGGTTTAGGTGGAGTATTTGCTGTCGAAGAACTGTTATTAGTATTTTGCAACTTTGCATTTTCTGCCTTAATTGCGTCAATAATGCTTTGCGCATTTTTTATCTGTGTTTGAGCAATATTGTATTGTGAGGTTAAAGGACTAAGTTGAGTATTAATTCCTAAAAGAGTTGTGTTAGTAGCAGGATTAAACCCTGGGTCATTTTTGTGTGCGTTGTAATACGCAACATAGGCATCTTTTAAAGGTTTCATTGCTTTTTCAGCATTAGCCAGTTCTAATTTAGCAGGGGCTAATTTTGTTCTAGTAACAATTTCAATAGTTGTAATGTTTTGAGCAATTTTCTTTTTCTTATCTGCAGCCTCTTTTTCTTTAGCACGTTGATTTTTTATAGATTGAGCCTGAGAATTGGCTTGTGAAACCGCTTTATCATATGCTGCTTGTGATGAATCAGCCATTATGCTCTTCCAATCATTGAAGTTTCATTGTCATGTTCTAAGTAATATTTAACTCTTTTTGCAAACTGCACTGCTTCTTCTTCAGATGCTCTTTCAATTTTTAGCGTTACGTTGACTGTATTATTACCAGAAGAAACTGATGCAGAAGGAACTGCTGCACCATACCCAGATGTTGCTCCACCAATACCTAGTTTTCTAGATGTGTTAACCCAAGCGTTTGACCAAGTAGTTCCGCTTTTAGAAATGTCATAAGCAATACGAGCGTTTACTGCTGGGTCATAAAGGCTTTCAGGACCAGTGTAACCATACTGTGCGTATTCTTTTAAGTATTTTTCATTTCTTTTAACTCCAAGGTCTCCAATCATATTGATTTGGAATAGTCCCATTGAGTAATCTCCAGTAGAAGCATTAGGGTTTAATGCACCAGGTCTGCCACCAGATTCAGCCCTAACTACCTGCATAGCCGTTTCTAAAGAAGCACCGCTAAAACCAGCACCCATTAAAATTTCTCTTAAAGAAGAATCGCTTAAAGAATCTTTGCTTCCTGTGTAGTTTCCGATTGTTAATGCTGCACCAGAAGTTGAAGATGTGTTTGTTGAAGAAGATGATTTTTTTGTTAAATTACCTATTGTTGGTCTTACAGTTGCATAATCTCCGAACAAAGAGGTAGTTCCACCAACTCCAGAAAGAATAGAACTTGGGTCTACTGGATGGTTTTTAGCATCACGCAATTCAAAATGAAGATGTGGTTCTTGAGCATTTCCTGATTTACCAGACTTACCAATTCTTTGTCCCTGCTTTACAGTGTCCCCAACTTTTACAGACTTTTCACTTAGGTGCGCATAAACAGCCTGAGTTCCATTGATGTTGTCAATCATTACCGATGTTCCGTAATCAGCGTTTAGGTTAACAGCAGATACAGTTCCATCGTATACAGATGTAACTGCTGTGCCTATAGGCATTGCATAGTCGACTCCTGTGTGACTTCCATTTGTTCCAGCCCAAGGAGAATCAGCAGAATTGTTAGTAGCGCCATAACCCGCAGTTACTGGAGCACCTGCTGCGGGAGAAGAACCACCAGTTTTATTTCTGTTAGACACACCAAAAGAAGAACCAAAACCAGAACTAGAACCACCGCTTGCTAGCATAGCAGCACCAGCAGCAGCCATAGGTATTCCTATGCCAAATTCAGATAGCGCAATTCCACCTGCTACAAGTGCTCCACCAAGAAGTGATTTACCTATTTTTCCAGCACCTTTACCAGCAGGTGTTCCGCTCACTCCTTGCGAGTAACCAATAATGTAACCAAGTGCATCTGCTGCGTGTTTAACCTGTCTGTTGAAAAACTCAACAGTGTCTGCAGCGTTTTCAAATCCTTTAATCATTTTTTCTTCGGCACTCATCATCACATCTGTAGTTGATGCGTTTAATCGACCTTGAGAAGTAAGGAATGTATTTTCATTTCCTTTTACTGGTGCCGCATTTTGTAGGTCTGGGTTTCTTCCAGAAGCAAGGTCAATCATTGCTTGATAAAGCATGGTTTGTTGGTCTGCGCTAAAGCCCATTGTTTGCAAGTTAGCGCCCAAAGCACCCATTTTGTAAGACTCTTGAACCTGTTTAACCGTGACATTTCTGCCGCCAGTCATATAGTTCATTAACTCTTTAGCAATTTGTCCTGTTGTTTTTTCCTTTCCAGTACCCATATCAAATGTGGTAATTCCGTATTGGAAAAGATTTGCTTGCATAGGACCAGTTTGGAATCCACCAATAGCAGCCGCTGCTGCTTCGTTGCTCATTCCAAGATACTTATAAGCCCCACCAATTTGCCCTGCAGCACCTAGATAATTTTGACTTCCTGGTGCATATCCCATTCCAGCAAGTATTGCTGCTACTTGTGCATCTGAACCTACTCCAGATAATCCGCCACCCATTGCGCCAAAAGTTGCACGCTCTAGTTGGTTGCGATTAATTCCTGGAGCACGTAAACCTGCTTGGTAATAACCAAGTGTGCGGTCCATTGTTGGTTGAAGACCTGGCATCATTTGATAAGCGCCAGAAGCAATTCCTAATCCAAATTGAACAGCACCCATAGCACCAAATGCTCTTGTGCTCATTCCTCCACCCATAGGAGGCATAGGTGGCATTCCTGGATAAGGGAATCGTGACGGTCCATATTGACCGTATCCTGGATAGCCGCCCATAGCGCTAAATGCAGCAAGACTTGCAGACATTATGTTTTGCTTAGGACCAACACCGCCTGATGCAGTTGGGAAATGTGCAGCATCTGCACCAGTTCCAGGACGGTTTGCGCCTTGAGTCAAACCGTATTGACCACCTACTGTGCTAACAGTGGATGAAGCACTTGTCAACGCTTTTGTTGCAGCAGTGTTTACTTTGTTTAATGAGGCATAAAGTTTGTCAACTGTTTTAACAAGGTCGCCAACACCAGTAGTAAGTGACTTAATGTTGGAAACCATTTTGTTTGCCATCATTAATCCTTTCTACTGGTGAGTCTGGCTATCTCTAGCCAGTTCTTTCTTTCTCTATGAGACAACTCTTTAATCTCTGTTAGTGTCCAACCCAAATACTCGTTAGTGAGCATTGACCATTGCGCTAGTAGTTCTTCGTAAGAAATAACACTAGAAGCGAAATAAGGTCCCGAAATTAACGGGAACTGTTACCTCGCTTTCACAGTCAGGGCAGGTCACTGTTACTGCATCAAACTGAGGACCAACTAATCTTTTGTTGATTGCCTCAGTAAGTTTTCTGCGGTCAACAAGACCCAAGTTCTGTACTTGTAGTTTGCTGATTACAGGGGACTCATCAATCTTAAGTACTGTTCCTTCTAACAAAATTGTGTTTAATTCAGCAGCCGTTTTATCAGAGTTAAGAATCATTTCTTTCTGAGAAAGGCCAGTAGGTAGTTGAACAGTAAATACGTTCTTTTTTCCTTGAACTGTAAACACTCTGTCATTAATTGGGTCAGTCAAAACTTTCATTTTGATATCTTCATCAATGTCTATAGTAATAACCTTTACTTGATTGCAACCAGTGCAAAGTGTTTCAAGGTCAGCAGTTTTGCCAAAGGTAACTTTGAAGATAGCCAAAAGAAGAGCGTCACGGTCTCCTGAAAGAAGTTGGTCTAACATTCTTTCTGTGGCTTTCTCATCACCAATTTTTATTACACCTCGGTTGAGGATTGTAAGAACTGCTTTACCAATGCTTGATGATTTTGCAATCGCTTCTTCGTCGGTGCCGTTAAGTTCACGAACTTCTGCGACCGTGACTAACTCCCCAGCAGCATTGATGTAGCCGCCAGGGAGAGTCACGAACGTATCCGAAGGAGGGATAATGTTTACTTCTTTTTGCACAGGCTTTTCAGCCAGCGCTTGATTTACGAGATTGTTTGCCAATGCGGGATTAGCCGCTGCACTAATTGTTTTCGTCATTATTTTCCTTTGTTATTAGAAGGTGCCTGCGTCAGCCGTAAGTGCTGCTGCCCATTTGATGTCAAAGCCCTCGTGTACGAGAGTCATTTGTTCAACAAATAGAGCGTTATCACCTGCGTTGAGGTCAGAGTATGCCACGGTTGTAGGCCATGCGTTATACACGTGGAAGCGCATAGCGGTATGGTCTTTTGCTGCAGCAAGTCCTGCTCCAGCATTTGCATCTTCAGCACCTGCTGCAGGAATTGGATGAGATAAAACTTGAATCTCTAGGTCGCAACGGAAGTTCTGATTGACAGTACGAGTTGTGCTGCCTCCAGAAACGGTTGCAAAGAGATTTCGCATCCAGTCCCAATTTTCATATTTGTTCAACATAACACCACGTTGAAGCATGATTGGTGTGAAGGTTGACTGACCAGGAATCTGGTGAACAGTGGTGTTGTATCCGCCTTCACGGTAAGGGATAGAGTCAGTAGTAACAGACATTCCAGAAACCGATGTAAAACCAAAACTGGTTTTTAATGGGTTTAGAGAAGTGTTACTGCTGTCTTGAGGAATAAACGTAACTAAGAATCTAAAGTTACGTAATGGGTCGGTTGTTAAAGTCGACCGATTGTTGATAACTGCCATTTATGTTTCTCCTTCGGGTTAGTTCAGCGTCTTTTGGCTGAGGTCTATGACGATGAACTCTGCTGGATACTGGAGAGCCACACCTACTTGAATGTGAACTTCTCCGTTTGCAATCTGCTGTGCGGTGTTGTTTTCAGCATCGCACTTGATGAAGAATGCTTGGGCTGGGCTTGCTCCACGAAGACCGCCTTGATTACGATATTCGTTTAGGAAAACTCCAAGAGCGGTGCGAATCTGTGCCCACAAACGCTCGTCGTTGTTTTCGAATATAGCAAACTCTGTAAGGTTCTTAAGGTTTTTACGGATGTAGATAAGCGAACGGCGCATGTTGACATACTTGTTTGCTGTGCCGTCTTGCTTCAAAGTACGTGCACCCATAACTGCAAGACCAGCGCCAGGAATCTGACGGATTGGATTTACAGGTGATGTGCTTGCGTTCATTGAATCGAGTTCTGAAGATGTAAAGGACTTTTCTACAGCAACGATTCCTTGGAGATTTGCTGCAATACCTGCTGGAGCCTTGAAGACACCACGAGCAGCATCAGTTGCAAGATACAAACCTACAACTCCACCAGATGGACCAACCTTACGAAGTGCACCAGCACCACGTCCTAGAGGGTCAGCAACAAATACGTTTGGATAGTAGACCGCAGCATTGCTTGTATCAGCAAGGCTTGCTGCAAACGAAATTGCATTAGCCACAGTTAGATTTGGGTCTGTATCGATTACAACAAATCCATTGTTATCTTCTGCCCAAGAAGTTGCAGCATCAAAAACGCTTACCACTCCTGATGCAAGAGCATTTACATCTGGCAAAAAGACAATCATTGGACGGTCAAATGAGGAAAAGCCCTCAAATACTGAAGCGCCGCCTGCTTTGTAGTTTGTGTAATCGGTTGCTGCAACAGCAGTTCCGTTAGAACCACCTGTAAGTGGATAGGTTGCAGAAGTCAACGATTGACCTGAGTAACCTGAATCTACTGTTACAGTAATGTTTGGAGAGACAATATTGATAACGGTTGGACCGTAATCACTTGATGTTGAATCGTCAAATACGATGTTTTCATAGCGCTCAAGAAGAATGTCATCAGTAACATCATTTGCTACACCAGACTCTTTGTACAGAGTTAGTGTGTAGGTTCCTGAAACTTGACCTGCTGAAAGAACAGCACGAAGTTTATTTCCATCTGTTCCTGCATTTTTTGCTTCAACATTTACTTGTGCTGCGCTACCGCTATCAACAAAATCAATATCTGCTTTTACAGCATTTGATGCAAGTATGCGCTTTACGTAAAGTTCTCTTCCGCCATTCTGGAAGAAAGAGCCAACTTGGAAAGTGGCTGGGTAAGAGGCGTTGTAGCCTCCAAAATACTTGGTAAATTCATACCAAGATGTAACGAGCGTTACTGCTTCTGGGCCTTGCGCAAAGGCTGCGACAACGGCACCAGCAGCATTTGCTGTTACGCCAGCAGGGATTGTTGCTGGCAGTAAGCGTTCACTTATGTAAACGCCAGGACGGGCATATGCCATGGTTTCTCCTAACTAGATTTGAATGGGTTCCTTATGGTTGTTGTATTGTGTACTCAATTGGTGTCCACTTTTCTCTGCCAATTACTTGGCTACCAGAGTCAACAGGACCCGTGACGGATACTTGCAACGCTTTGTACATCTTGTTAAAGGTTTCAGGCGCAATCTCGGATGAGACTCGCACTGTGATTGCGTTTACGAATAAACGCTTTCCTGATTCTGTTACATCTCGTTTTGAGATATCCAGAACATCCAAACGGCGTGTTGTTCCATAGACAGTATTTGGTCCTGTCTCTAGAGTGGCAAACCGTAATGGAATCTTTGTGTACATTAACTGCGCCAAAATCTGTCGGTCATGCCGAGGTTGGCGAGCATATGTTGTGATTTGATAGTCAATATTAACTGGAATTGGGTAATGAATGTGCCAATCTTGAGTCTCTGAATCGTATGCAGTTTCATCATCTGGACCAGTTCCAGGGTTTTGAATGTAGGGTGGTTTTACTAATCCACGATGAGCCCTAGAAAAATCTTCTGAGATATCAATCATGTCAATGGTTATATATGGGTATGACTGGCTACGGATTTCTTGGTCAGGCTGACCAAACCAAACTCCCACCTTACGTTGTGGACCTTCTTCTGTAACAGATTTTTGGTCAGTAACAACCATGTTCTTTAGAAGGTTGCGTAGGGCTTCGTCTTCATCTAAAAGAAAATTCATAGGTCACCAAGTATTTGGCTCATACGGCCTGTAATTAAATTCTCAGCACCTGCGGTGCGGTTAGCAAACCTGCGGATAGCGGCAGTTGGTTGTGTATCTGGGGTGCCATATTCAAGGTCAAGGGCACGG